ACTCGGAAATCCCCTCCATCAGTCAGAACCAGCCTGAACCAGCAAGAACCGAGTGGGATATTCCAACATCTGGAAGGATCGAACCGAGACTGGTCACGCCCGTTCCAGCCGGCGAGAGTTTCGGCCCTGCCCTGACCGCTTGGGCGAAGCGTGTGCTCAACATTGACCTCATGGAATGGCAGAAGCGGATCTGTAACGACGCGCTCATGTGTGATGAGAACGGTGACTTCGTATTCCGTGAGGCCTGCATCAGTACCGCTAGACAGAACGGCAAAAGTCTTGTGATGCGTGCCGTCGCCGGCTTCATGGCGACCGAATATGCAGCTTCTCGAATGGAGCCTCAAACGATCGTGATCGTCGCCAACCAGAAGCGACGGTCTATGGCCTTGTTCCGTGATGTCGTCCGTGACCTTGACGAGAAGTTCGAATGCAAAGTCAGATGGCAGAACGGCGACGAACGAATCAACTTCCCAGACGGAAGCAGTATCTCAGTCGTCGCTGCATCAGCTCACGCTCACGGAATGACAGCGTCTGTCCTACTCGTGGACGAAGTGTGGGACATCAGTCCCGAGGTCGTATTCACAGCTCTACGGCCTTCACAAATCGCAGTCAAGAATCCGATGATGATGCTCTTCAGTACAGCTGGAGATCAGTCCTCAACAGTGCTCCAACAATTACGAGAACAAGGTATGGCAGCGATTGACTCAGGATCACAGACCGCGCTCTACTATGCCGAATGGTCGCTCCCGCCAGATGTCTCAGTAGAGGACCGTCGCTACTGGGGATGGGCGAACCCTGCACTCGGGACAACGATCACCATGAAAGCTCTAGAACTTGCATACGATTCGCCAAATCGGCAAGCGTTCATCCGAGGACATTTGAACCTTTGGATTGACTCAAATAGTGCATGGCTTCCACTGTCACTCTGGTCTCAAAGAATCTCAGACCACGAAATGCCGGCGTACCAGTGGATCACCATTGACTCAAGCATTGACGAGTCACGGTACATCGGAATCGGTTCGGCTTTTGATGGTGATCGCGTCATCGTGAAAACTGCTTTTGTCGTGGAGTCGTCCGCCCAAATGTGGGAGCAAGTCGTCCGAATCATGAACGACCCGACCGTCAAACTCGCTTGCACCCCATCGCTAGAAATACATTGCCCTCCTGACCTTCGCCGGCGTATGACGATCGTCGGATATGCGGAGCTCTTGAAGTGGACTGCATCAGCGAAAGCGATGATCGTTGAGGACCGCTGTCGCCACACTGGAGACCTTGCTCTTGCCGAACACATGGCTCGAGCGGTCGCAGTAAAAACTGGAGGCCATTCGGTCGTGCTCAGCTCACAAAAGTCGCCCGGACCAATAGAGCTCGCGCGATGTGCAGTCTGGGGAATGATGCTCGCATCCAAGCCGACCACTCGATCAAAACCTGCAATGGCTTTCGGCTGACCTTAGTTGATACCTGCGAGAAAGTTTGAGAGACTCGCAACCGATGGCACTCTTCGGAAGTAAGAAGCAAGACGCGACCCCCGCGTTTGCACACGCACCGCTTCAAGCTGCAGCTAGTAGTGCTTCTCAGAGCGGGCTCGGTCAGTTTTGGAGTTATACCGTCGGGGCTGCTTCAGAGCTGGCCTTGTCCGTTCCGACTGTCTCCAGAGCGACACAGATGATCATCTCGCTCGTCGGATCGTTACCTCTTCGCCATTACACGACACAGTGGACCGGCGAGGAGTACGAGAAAATTTATCTTGAGACCGAGTCATGGATGGACACTCCAGATCCGACTCTCACTCGCAATTTCATCATGTCGAACACCTGCATGGATCTGATGATGCGCGGACGCGCGTTTTGGTATGTCACCTCACGCAGCTCTGCAACTGGACGGCCTCTGTCATTCCAATGGATGCCCGCCGAAATGGTGGACACATTGGACCAGCCCGGTCCACAGTTCTTCGGAAAATCCAACAGCATCACATTCAACGGAATTCAAATACCGACCAACGATGTCATTCAATTCCTCGCACCCGTTCAAGGATTCCTCTGGACAGGTCGCCGAGTTATAGACACAGCGATCAAGCTAGATCGCTCAGCTGAACGCTTCGCCACAAACGAGATCGCTGCAGGATACTTACAGCAGACCGACTCATCCGAACCTCTTGACGCCGAATCACTTGGTGAACTTGCTGCAGCATGGAGCAACGCTCGCCGAGTAAACGCTGTAGGCGCATTAAATAGTGCTGTCAAGTACGAACAATTTGACACCGACCCGAGCAAACTTCAACTCGTGGAAGCACGAAACTTCAGCGCACTCGAGCTCAGCAGGGCAATCGGTGTCCCCGCCTACTTACTGGGCATAGGCATTTCTGGCTACAATTATTCCAACGCAACACAAGCGAAGCAGGATCTTTATCTCCTAGGCGCAAAGCTCTATCTCGACTGTATGCAAGAGACGCTTAGCGGTGCCGATCTACTTCCGCGCAATCGTTATGTCGAATTTGATACACATGATCTCATCGCAGACGTTGAAATGAACCGCACCGACATCAACATTGAAGATCCTGCCTCAATGCGAACACCTCAGGAGATGCCATCATGATTCAACTCACAGCGCAACAGATCACACTTGACGCATCAGCAGATGGCGAACCAACGCGTCAGATCACAGGCCTCGCCGTCCCTTGGAATGTAAAAGCAACTTTGAGTGGTGGCGAATCGGTCGTCTTCCTTGAGGGCTCACTTCCCGAAGATGGCCCGATGCCGAAGCTGCTGGAATTCCATGACGACACACGCGTCATAGGCCGAGTTATTGAGCGCGTATCAACCAGCGAGGGCATGATGTTCGTCGCCAAGTTAAGCGCAACTCGTGCAGCTGATGATGCTCTCGCATTGCTCGCCGATGGTGCTCTAGATTCGGTTTCCGTTGGTGCAGTGCCAACCAAGTTCAAACGCCTCGCAGACGGGACGCTAGAGGTCTCTGAGGCTAAGTTCGTGGAGCTGTCGGTCGTCACCACTCCGGCATACGCCGATGCTCAGGTCTATTCAGTCGCAGCCTCTTCGCCAGACGAGGAAGCACCCGACGAAGAAGAAGAAATACCAACCCCAACCCCAACATCCGAGGAGGATGAAATGTCAGAAGTAATCGAAGCCGCAGCAGTACCAACTGCTCCGATCCAGTTCGCAGCACCGAAGCGTGAGTTCAAGCTTCCGACCGCTGCTGAGTACATGGTCAAGTTCGTCGCTGGCGGATCCGAGTTCGCAGAATTCAACCAGCGCATCGTTGCATCTGCACCGAATGTGACCACGACCGACACACCCGGCATCCTTCCAGTGCCGATCATCTCGCCTATCTACAATAATTTCGTGGCGAACTATCGTCCATTGATTACTGCAATGGGAGTCCGCCAGATGCCCGCATCCGGCAAGGTCTTCATTCGTCCCAAGGTCACCACACACACGACCATCGGCGCATCCAACGGCGAACTCGTCGCACTTGATCAAGGAACTTTCGTCGTGGACGATGTTCAGATCACGAAAGCCTTGTACGGCGGTTATGTCAAGCTCTCCGAGGAATCAATGGACATGACCTCACCAGAGGTTCTCGGCGCATTGATTGACGACATGGCTCGCATCTACGCGAACCAGACCGACATCGCAGCTTGTACCACATTCGAAGCAGGAGTCAGTCAGACTCAAGCTCTCGCAGACGACACCGACCCGGCAGACTGGGTCTCATTCATTTACGGTGCAGCTGCTCAGATCTTGAACAACTCAAACGGCAACTTGCCCAATGTGCTCGTTCTCAGTCCCGCGTATTACGAGTCACTCGGTGCATTGGTGGACACAGCTGGTCGTCCGTTGTTCCCGAATGTCGGCCCAATGAACGCAGTCGGAACCGGCGCATCAGCGAGCACCTTCAACGGCAACGCATTCGGTCTGTCGCTTGTCGTGGACCGCAATATCACCGAAAACTCGCCGTATGTTGGTGACAGCACAGGCTTCGAATGCTGGGAACAACAGCGCGGAGCCGTATCTGTGGAATTAAGTGACGGCGCACTCGGTCGAGTCATAAAGTTCCGCGGTTACTTCTCATCCGTGATGATTGACGAAACCAAGTTCGTCACCAAGGCCTGAGCCGAAACACCGAAGAGAGAGATCTGAACGATGGCAACATACACAGTCACGCACCAAATGGTGCTAGACAATGTCGCCGTCGTTCAGACTCTTGAATCAACCGATATCGCAGTCGGTCAGACGATCACACTCTCAGGATGTGCAGCACAGCTCAACGGTGCTCATGTCGTTTTCGCTGTACCGACCTACTTGTTCATCGGCACAGATGACCAAGGTGATTATCTATACAACACCGACATCATCATCCCGAATCAGCTTCTCTTCCAAGATGTCGGAGCTGACATCAGTCGTGAAGCAGTTGATCCAGTCGGCTCGCTCGTCTGGACTCAGACCTGCACATGGATCACAGTGAGCGATCTCACCGAGTTTCTCGGCATTAGCGGAGCGACCGCCAATGACACTGCATTCATGACCTCATCAGTCAATGCCTCAAATGCTTGGTGCTTCAAGCGAAGAGTGCAGGCCGGCTATCACGACAGTCTCACGACCGTCCCTGACTCTGCCGTAAAAGCAGGAGCCGTCCTCATGGCGGCATCGCTGTACCGTGAACGCGGAAGCATCGATTCCTTCAATAGTTTTCAAGATATGACTGTCTCTGCACCTGTCGCATCAATGGGTCGAATCAACCAGTTGCTTGGCATCAAGAGATCGCAAGTGGCATGAGATGGCAGGCCTCTTCACAGACACGATCAGTGCTGTCTCAGCGACGATCACAGCTCTCGGGCTTGTGCCGGTCACTGATCCTCGCAACGCTCGACCGCTTACTGTATTCATTGAGCTTCCTACTTTCAGTTCGTTCAATAACCAGACAGCGGACATCACGATTGATCTCCGAGTGTTGGGCGCGCCACCCGGCAACCAAGACACTTCGGACTACATACTCGGAGTCGTTGATACGCTCATGAACTCTTCTCTCGCAGTAACTTCAGGACGGCCCACGATCGCCCAGATTGGTTCGGCTGAACTTCCTGCTTATGACCTCACAATAAGAATCGGCACAAGCCGCGTATAAAGGAACCCATCATGCCAGCAACAGTCACCTACTTATCGAATCCGACAGTCAATGTCACCAGCCCTTCGGCGATGTCGCTGACCGAGCACTGCTCAGCAGCGGTTTTGACATTAAAAGCCGAGGCTCTTGAAAACACAGCCTTCGGTCAGACCTCACGCACCTTTACTGCAGGCCTCTTCAGTAATGAATTGACCTTGACCTTGTTCCAAGGCTACGGAACGACCGAAATTGAAACCTACTTGAACACCTTGTTCGGTACAATCGCAACAATCGCCGTGAGCCCATCTGGAACATCCGAAACCGCATCCAACCCTGAGTACACGCTCACTGGTTGCTACTTGGAGACCGTGACACCGATCAACACTAAGGTCGGCGAACTCAGCGTCATCGAGGCCACATTCAAGGGTGGCACATACGCTCGAGATATCACGCCCTGATCCATAAGTAATCCGAACCCCGACTAAGGAGAACACATGAAACTCACGCTCAGAGTAAAGCTCACAGACGGCGAGACCTACGAAGTACAGACGAACCTATTCGTCATCATCGCATGGGAACGCAAAATGAAGCGACGAGCATCCGATCTATCAAACGGAATCGGTATGGAAGATCTCGCGTTCATGGCCTATGAGGCCAGCCGAACACAAGGTCACGCTGTACCGATCTCGTTTGATGAATTCATTAAGAAACTTGAAGATCTAGAAGTTGTGGAGACCGAGTCATCAGTCCCTACGCAGGAGGCCACCGGAGGCAACTAGCAGAGCTGCTCGTCGCTTCGGGATTCTGGCCTCCTGACATAACATTCGAATCCGATGATCTGGCAACTTGCATCCAAATCATCAACGAACAGAGGAAGCATCAATGAGCGCAGAGATAGGGATCGACTACTACGGTCTCAAGAATGCGCTCAAGGAGATCAACAAAATTGATCCGATGCTTCGCCGACAGATCACCAAGGACATCGTCGCAGCTTGCGATCCGATCCTGACAGGTATTCGTGACACGATCCCGATGACAGGTCCAACTCGAGGATTCCGAAACAACTACGGTCGCACCGGATGGCAAGGCAACCAGCAGAAGAAAGTCGTCGCAAAACTAGACACACGCAAGGCCCGCAAAAGAAACCTTGCTCAGGGTGCAGAATTTGAGTCGCTTGCTGTCGTGAAGATCACTGCGAAAGGTCCAGCTCTCGGTATGGCTGATATGGCTGGACGAGGACCGAACCAGACGCGCAACTCAAACCCTCTGAAAGCGAGACCGAACTTCGCTGGACTATTGACCGCCAAGCTTGGACGAGGCCCATCACGCTTCGTGTGGGCTGGAGGAGAACGACACCTAGAAGAAACAATGAACAGAGTTGAACAGATCGTCATTGAAGTCATGGGTAAAACTGAGTCGAACATCGTGAGAAGATAAACAATGGCTATCAACCTTCCCATCATCAGCGAATGGAATCCGAAAGGAATTGATCGTGCGATCGCCGACTTCAAAAAGTTGGAGACCAACGGTGAGAGAGCTGCGTTTGCCATCAAGAAGGCTGCAGTCCCTGCAGGTCTCGCTCTCGCAGCTCTAGGTGCTGTCGCTATTTCCTCAGTTAAAGCATTCGCCGAAGACGAAGTCGCAGCTTCAAAACTCGCCAAAACTCTTGAGAACTCAGCAGGCGCGACCGACAGTCAAGTCAAATCGGTAGAGAACTTCATCACCAAAACTTCCATCGCTGCAGCCGTCGCAGACGACGAATTACGCCCAGCACTCGACAAACTTGTTCGAGGCACTGGCGACGTCGCAAAAGCTCAAGACCTCCTAGGCCTCGCGCTCGACATCTCTGCCGGTACAGGAAAAGATCTCGGCTCAGTCTCTGACGCTCTCTCAAAAGCATTCAACGGACAACTAGGACCATTGAAGAAACTGAGCCCAGAACTCGCTGCACTCATCAAGAGCGGAGCAAGTACTGACGAAGTATTCGCAGCTCTCGGCAAGACTTTCTCTGGTCAAGCCTCAACTGCAGCAAATACGACGCAAGGCAAAATGAAGTCGCTCGGAATTCAGATGGGCGAATTCAAGGAGTCCATCGGAGCGATCATCGCACCTCTCGCCATGAAGCTCATCCCAGCCCTACAGAAGTTCGGCGACTGGGCCCAAAAGCACAAGACCGTGATCGTCATCATCGCAGGAGTCATCGCAGGAATCGCGACAGCAGTTCTCCTAGTGAACGGAGCGATGGCAGCATGGAACGCACTCCAAGCAGTCACAGCTGCAGTGAACGCTGTAACGACAGCATCATTCTCTGCTCTCTGGGTCGCCACTGGCGCAATCATCATCCTTGCAGTCATCGCAGCTCTCGTCGCACTACAAGCCAAATTTGACATATTCGGAAAAGCTGTAGACGGCATAAAAGCAGGATTCGACATTATGTGGGGAGCCGTGAAGTGGGTCTTCGACTGGATCAAAGAACACTGGGAACTTTTGCTCGCAGTCCTGACAGGACCATTCGGTCTCGCAGCTCTTGTCGTCATCAAGTTCAAAGACGACATCATTGGCTTCTTCGCAGCGATCATCTCATGGGTAACGGACAACTGGAAACTCATCCTCGCTGTCATCACAGGTCCGTTCGGTCTCGCATTCTCGGCGATCCTCTTCTTCAAAGATTCAGTAATCGGAGTCTTCAACGGTCTCAAAGATCTCGCTGCCAAAATCTTTGACGGAGTTGGCGGAGCGTTCAAGGGAGTCATCAACGCAGTCATCTCAAATCTTGAACGAGGACTCAATTTCGCCATCAAAGGCCTGAACATCATCCTTGATGGAATTGACTCAGCTGCTGGCCCTTGGATCAACTTCGGTTCAGTACCAGAAGTCAGTCTCCCTCGCTTAGCGTCTGGTGGAATCGTCATGTCGCCGACGGTCGCCATGATCGGCGAAGCGGGCCCAGAAGCAATCATACCTCTCAATCGTGCCGGCGGAATGGGTATGGGAACCACAGTGAATGTGACGGTCACTTCTGCAGATCCGAATGCTGTTGTCGCAGCTCTTCAGAAATGGGTCCGACAGAACGGAGCTCTCGCAGTCACGACTAACTCAGCGGTCAGATTCTGATGACTATCAGCCTCACTTGGAGAGTCAAGTATTACTCGAATACGGCGACATCGGTTGATTTGACGAGTTTCACTCAGTCGGCGGGGATTGATATTGAGGTCGGGATCGGTGTTGCTGGACGATCAACAGCAAAGATCGTTTTGAATAACAATACTGGAGCGTTTACTCCGAACGGGACCGGAACATATTCATCGGTGGACTGGTTTAAGCAAGGTTTCATTATTGAAAACAAGAGTAGCACTGGCGCATATGTGACGAGCTTCTGTGGCATGGTCTCCGATGTAAACATTGAAGTCATATCAATAAAAGAATCACGCTTTACTTTGACACTTGTAGACATTATGACTATTGCTGGACGGTCTACTGCTACCACTTCATACGCTGCCTCAACTCTCGCGACCCAAGCGTGGCAAGCACTAGGATTAATGTTCAATGGATACACATTCGGAGGGATTGTCTACTACTCCGGCGTAGATATGCCGTATATTGGCGAAACAAATGAATCTGAAGCAGTTACTTTTTGTTTGACTGACGCACTCACCAACGTCACAAATGACGATTTTCCTGCTGGACGCGTTGGTGACTGGATTAATAACAACCTTCTAGTCACTGGACCCGGCACAGCATTTTGTACGGACCTCAAAACCTCTGCAGGAAAATTCCTCTGGTATATCTACTACATCGACTATCCACTCAACAGACTTGATGCCCTGACTTATGTGTTCTCGGATGCTTCAGCAGCTCTTGTTAGTGGAGAGATCCCATACGAAGCAATAGATGTCCAGTTCAACTTTGATCAAGTGGTGAACTCTTGCACTGCTCAAGACCAACGATCTTTCTACACGCAAACAACAGCAACGGACACAGTCTCTACCGCCAAGTACGGGATTCGAAATGTTGCATTCAATAGCACTTGCACCGAAGCTCAGGCCGATGTTGATCGAGTGGCCTACTTCTGGTCAAACCGCTACGGCACATCGCGTTACACAGTCAAAAGAATCAAAACCTCCCTCTCAACATTGAAGAAAGCTGTAGACAACGGTGTCGCAGACCAAGCTTTCTCAAAACTTTTGACCGCTAACTATGGAGTGTGGCAACGCGCTCGAGTGGACTATGTCGCTCCGGGCTTATCTACTCAGACGACCGAACAGTTAATGATCAGAAAAATCAGCATTTCCATCACACCATCGGACACCGATGTCGTCATTGAGCTTCTTCCCGGTGTAGACAACCAGTCGTTTGAACTGAACAGTTCTACCTACGGAATACTTGACACCAATAGACTCGCATAAGGAGAAAACATTATGGCGATTACCCCAAACACTCTGTTCAGTAGTGGCGCTGTATATACAGCAGATCAGGCAAATAGGTTCCCTCGTGGAATCATGCAATACAACACAGCAAGCGCAACCGACGCTTCAGTTACAGCCGAAGAAATACAAATAACCTTGTCAGCGTTTACTGCCGTAACAGGGAGACTTTACCGAATTTCTTACTATGAACCCGGCTTTGGTTCGTCTGTCGCAGCGGCTATGACTATGCGAATCCGCTTAACAAACCTTGCAGGTGCAGTTCAACAAACAGGCATTGTGTACAACACAGGGGCGCAACAACAAAACGGATTTATTACAAGCGTCGTCAGTCTTACCGCTGGTTCAACTGTGCTAGTTGCAACATTACAAAACAGTGCAGGAACGGGTTCAGCGAACCGTTCAGCAACAGCACAAGCCATCTTGATGGTAGAGGACATAGGTGCATCATGATTGTTTACATTGGCGGAGATACCGCAGAGGAACAGACAATAAACTGCAGGTCTGTCATTAAGTATGAGTTGTTTAATTCGGACTGGACACAGATTCCGAACAACCCTTTGACACCCGAATACTCTGCAGAGTGGGCGACCTACCGCCAGTCATTGCGCGACTTCATGGCAACATGGGAACCGAGCAACGAAGCCGACCTACCAGACCCGCCACTGCCATGAAAACGCTTTTAGTCATTGCAGGACTCGCTATCGCGCTAATGTTTGTCGTCACCAGCTGCGCCGACCGCACTCGACACACTTGCGAAACTAAGCCAAGCGGACCACGATGCGACACTTCAATCGGAACAACGACACCATGAAAAGACTGAGCAACTCTGAGATTAAAGCACGACTCATCCTCGTCGTCGGAATCACGCTTTCGTTCGTCTTTGGGATCTCCATGCTTGGAATCTTGTACGGCCTTCTCTTCGTAGTTCAACCGATTGAGCCAAGCCCGACGGATGAAAAAATGATCGCCATCCTTTCCCCGGCATTTATGGCACTTTTGGGACTTTTGGGGGGAGTGCTCGCAAGTAATGGGCTTCGAGACAAAGCAGACAAGGACAAGGAAAATGACAACTAGACCGTACACCGGCAACACTGACGGGAATCACCCCACACCTCGAGCGGGGACGAAGCGATTCGTCGAATTCTGCGAGTTCCTCTTCGGCGTAAAGAACATTGGCATCTATGCAAATCGTCCAATGCGATCAGGCCCACAGCTCTCCGTACACGCCACATGGCGAGCGACAGATCTCAAAGGTACAAAAGCCCAACGGAAAGCTCTTGTCGAGTTTCTTTTCACTCATCGTGACGATCTGAACATTGAAGAGATCCATTCCTACGATGGCGTAGGCGTACCGTTCCCGACTGACAAATGGGGAGCTGGATATCGTTGTTCCAGAGATAATTGGCTTTTGTGGACTATTTCCCGCAATGGCGGAACCCCTCAAGCCGACTGGTGCCATGTAGAAATTTCGCCTCTCATGGCGGATTCTCCGAAACTGGTTGAGGAAGCGTTCGCTCGAATCTTCGGCTAATGACTTGACATCTGGTTTCAGATTCGGTCAGATGATCCAGCCAATAGAGCCCAGCAACCGCTGAGCCCCGACACTGGAGGCAATATGAATCCATTCAAATTCCTAGCATCAGTCGCTTTTCTGTATTTTGGTCTGGTGGTGATTTTTGGTGGCGATGCCGGCAACATTGATCCACCGATCGTCTCGGTCCCTCAGACCGTCCAGATTGTGCCACTTAGCGATGAGCAGATCGCAGACCGAAACGCTGAGATCGCTCAACAGATGGCAGAAGAGAACGCGACCATCTACGATGAGCCCGTAGAGACCACTACAACGCTCGTAGAGCTCGCCGAGATAGATCCCGATACCAAGTGTCAGGAATGGCTCCCGCTCGCCGTAGAGATGGGCTGGCCCAACGACACAAAGATCTTGCAGACCCTCGGACGCGTCATGTGGCGCGAAAGTCGTTGTAATCCTCTTGCTGTGAATGAGTCATCAGGAGATCACGGTCTGACACAGATCAATCAGTTACATTCAAGCTGGCTCGCCGATATGGGATGGACGCTTGACGATATGGCTGTTCCGTCCTCGAATCTTCGTTTTGCATTTCTGCTGTGGAATTCTCGTGAAGAGCAAGGTCTTTGTGGTTGGCAGCCTTGGAGTATCTCGTGCTGAACTGGCAAGAGAAAGCAGCTTGTCGTGAACTGCCCGTGAACTGGTTTTTTCCTGAGCAAGGCCCAGAGGCTTGGAATCAACTTCGTCGAGCTGTCGCAGTGTGCGAATCATGTCCAGTGATTGATGACTGTCTTAAGTATGCGCTTTCATTTGGCTATCGGGCTCTTCCCGGCATTTGGGGAGGCACATCGGAGAATCAGCGTCACGCAATGCTCCTCTCTGACACACCGATCCAGTAAGGTCGGATTATCCAACTAGGAAGGAAATCCAATGAACGACCCCGACGGTATGGTTCAGACGATCAGAGAGCAGGAAAAGCACATCGCTGATCTTGAGCTTCGGTTGAAATTACGAGACAAGAGAATTCTTTGGTGGCAAGGTATGGCATCAGATCTCTACGACGAGCTCATCGGCTTCTATAAGCCTGACAGCGATCCGTTCGGATCTATGACGACCACGATCAACAGATTCGAGGAAGCGGTCAAGTATGAACCTCAGTGACTATGTGGATGTACCAACACGCTTCGCAGCTCTTCTCGCCAAGTGGCCCGAGCTTCGCATCAAGGAGCATCGCCCAGAGATCATCACAGTCGGAGACCAGATCTTCATCTCGGTAACGATGCAAGCATGGCGCACTCCTGACGATCCGCTCCCCTGTCAAGCAACCTGTTTTGAACCCTTTCCGGGCCGTACACCGTTCACAAAATTGGCAGAGCAACAAAACGCCTCCACGAGTTGTCTCGGACGCTTGGCAGGACTCATGATGTCATTTCCGAAGATGGCGTCGCTTGAAGAAGTGCAGAATCGTCAGACTCAACCAGCGACCGCTAAACCTTGGATTCCATCAGAAGGTCAGAGACGACTCTTGAGGGCTCTTGGTTATGCCGGCGAGATTCCTGATGGGCGTGTCGCTTTTGAGTCTCTGGTCGCTGATTTGAAAGCGAAGAAGATGACTGATGGGGAAGCGTTCTGATGATTCGAATCCAGATCACCGAGCGTCTCATTTTTGAAGCGAACGAATGGATTGATGCGATTAATCCTGACAGCATGAAAAAGCGATCAACATTCAAAGACGAGAATCTTTTCCTCGGTGCTATCGGTGAGATCGCTGTCATTGATTACTGCTGGAACAATGATCTCCTCGCATATAAACACGACAGCAAGAAAAGCGATGTGCAGCTTCACTCAGGCCACACGATTGAGGTCAAAGTTCAAAAGAACAACTACGAACCGAAACCGTACTATCGAGTAAATTTTGCGTCAAGCAGTAAGGAAACCGAGAAGTCTGATTTCTTCTTCTTCGCTCATTTGCAGTACGTCGCCGGCATCCCTGAATGCGTGTGGCTTCTTGGTGGATGCTCTTGGGACAAGTTTTTCAGGATGGCGACATTCCACCGTGAAGGTGATCCGATGATGCGTTACTGGGAAGATGGCAGCGAACTTCCCAGCGGACGATATTTCTCGCAGGACTGCTACGACTTACCGATCTCACAGCTCGCACCGCCGAGTGCGACATTGAAACATTTCAAATCATTACAAGAAAAGGAAAATGCAATATGAACCCCGACACCCGACCCACTTCTGAATGGATGCAACCGATCAGACCGATCAGAGTCCTCTTCAAAACGAATGAGGAGAATCGTCACTACATTCACATCTTCGCTCTTCGTACAGCTGGAGATGAATGTGAGTATCTGACCATCGACGGTATTTTCATTCAGGCCCGATCCAAACACATTATGTATGCCGAGACATTGATTGACGGTCACTGGTTGAGGTTGGGAGCATGATTCAATACCAAGTGATCTGTATCTATCGAGTCGGTAATCCTCGAAAACTAACTGAGAGCCAAGCGCGAGAGCTGCATAGCAACCCTTCAACCGTGATGACTCTCTTGAACGCTGACCAGCATCTTGACCGCTATGTGAAGGTCATCGTGGACGGGACTGTCGCCGGCTATCAGTCGTATCGGGCAGGTAAGCGCGTCACCTTGCAGGATGTCTCATGAGCATCTACAGAGCACCTCGCCCAGAGTCAAATTGGACTCAGATCCGTAACGGCATCATTGACGACCAGAGGATCACCTTCAAGGCCACAGCAGTGCTCATCTACATTCTGAGCAAGCCTGACAACTGGAGGACATCCACGAGGCATCTGAGCACTGTCAAGAAGGAAGGGATAGACGCTGTCCGAACAGCCATGACAGAGCTCGAGTCCGCCGGCTATGTGCAGCGCAGGAGATATCAGGACGAGTCAGGTAAATGGTGCTATGACACGCTGGTCTATGACATTCCCCAGCCTGTGAATAAGTCTGTGCGAAACGCATCACCGCAGGTCAAACCTCGTGAGGATAATCCCTATGGGGAAAATGCCGATGTATATCAAGAACTAATAAACAAAGACTATGAGAGAATCCCTACGCGTACTCAAGAAGGAACACACACACCCTGTGGACAATGCAGAGACACAGGCTGGAAGATCATCAACGGACTAGACCTAGACAAATGCGGATGCCTAGTCGGCATGGAGATTCATGGCAGGTAACCCCATATACAGCACCAAGCAATGGCGAGAACTAAGAACACAAATACTCGAAGCAGACAGCGACTGCCACTGGTGCAGACTCAAAGGCAAGAGAGTCAAAGCCACACAAGTAGACCATGTCATAGAGATAGACGCCGGCATAGATCCCTACGACGCATCCAATCTCGTCCCATCATGCGCGTCCTGCAACTCATCCAGAGGCGCACACTATGTGAACCGAAAGACCGCCCAACGCATACAAAACCGCAAGAAATCATCCGATCTTTCTTTTTTTGACCCAACCCTCAC